CAATATCAGAAAATGAATCTGGGTCTCTAATTACTTCTGTTTTTGCAATAGCATTAGCAGTAGCAGTTGAAGACATATGTCCAAATAACACTTTATAATAGTTAGAAGTTGAAGAAGCGGCGAAATTATTAGTCATGTAAAGTTTAAAACCATTTACTAGACCATTAAGTACGGAACCGTTTCTTAGTGGTGATGAACCATCACCAGTAATAGATGCATCCATTAATTTAGATGATGCATTTCCAAGTTGTTCGTAGAACTCTGGAGATGCTAAAAACCATCTGTTATCAGTTGGAATATCTAATGCGTGTAGATTTTTAGCCGCAGTTGCTAAAATATCCATTGGGTCAACTTCCGAAGAACCAAATCCAACATCTGCACCAGAGCCATCACTACCAGTAGTAGTTCCTGCACCAGATAACATTGCCGCAATTACATTTGCATCGTATGAATCTTTTAGAGCGTATGCTCCAGAAGAAGTAGCCAAAGCCTCCCAGTTCACATGAGCTTGTCTTTCTTCGATATCGTCAACTTTAAATGCAAACGCATTAGCTTGGTCTACAACCATTTGAATTTGGTCATCTGCCAAATTCTGAGGAGCAATTTGAGCACCTCTGTTGTAAGAACTAACTGTAATGGTTGGCTCTTTAATAATGTTAACAGTATCTCCGTAAGCTTCAATCTCACCTGCGTAATCAGTATTAGTAATATCTTCTACTACTGACGCAGTTCTAAAGAACTTCTGGACTTTTTGGCTGTAAATAGCCGGTAACCAATTACCTGAAGGTAAGTTGTTATAACCGCCTGCTTTTCCTATAGCCATAATTTTGTCCTCCTATAGACATAAAGATTAAGCATTAACAATTCTTCCCTCAACTCTAGCTAAGTCAATATCTTTTTCATGTTTTGCAAATTCAGCCGGTTTCATTTTAGCTATATCGCTAACTTTCCACGTTTTTTTATTTGCAGTATCAATTTCACGTTTGCTAGTTGAAGTTACTGATTTAGATGCTTCTAATGAATTATTAGCTTTTTTCTTTTTATACCCTGTATCAACTTTATATAAGTCAATAGCACGAGCCGCTAACTTTGCATTAGATGTATTTTCATACAACCAACCTTGAATAGTAGAGTCTTGCTCACTAACCCATTGATGAAATTTTTCATCTCCTCTTATATCATGATAATCGGGATGAAGTTTTGCTAATTCCACTTCGGCCTTATCTCTTTGGACAACCGCTTGTTGGCTTTCCAGTTCTTTGAGCTCAGTTTGGATTTTTTTAGCTTTTTCATCTGCCTTAGTATGTGCTATAGTTTCTATAACATCATAGACATCTGGATATTTAGTTCTCCAAGCTTCTATTTCTTCTTTTGTTTTTGGTAGTACCTGTTCAGCACTTTCTTCTAACTGACGTTTAAGTTTTGAGACATCGTCTTTATGCTTGTTGACAGTTGAATCGTAATGTCGTTTAAGGTCGTCATAACGCTTCTTAAACACTTTCTCTTCAGCATTAACAGGGCGTTCTTCGTCTGGAGTGGCTTCTTCTTCTGAAGAAGTGTCCTCTGAAACGGTAGCTGTGTCGTCTGTTGCCTTACGTTTGTAAGGGCTAGGCTCGAGAAGAGCCTGTGTTTGAGTATCTTCTACTTGAGTTTCCTCTTGTTTAATTTCCTCTTTTTTGTTTTCTTCCATTTTATTCTCCTTTTTTGGGGCTGTTGGAAACAGGTGGCCTAGAGTCGCATTGGGGCTATGACTAAGCTGTCATAGGTGGCCTATCCATTGTTGGTGCTCCTAATCCTTCTGGTGAAGGAGGAGCTTCTGCCATTGCCGGTTGTGGCATTGGCTCTGTAGCAGGAGGTTGAGCATTTGCTGTCATATCCTGTACAAACTGTTTCATTGATTCTTCTGGTGAAGAACCTTGATATCTATCCATAATTATTGAAACTGGTATTACTACTACTGGTTCTTTTGGGCCTCTATCTGCTACTGCAGACATATCTATACCCTTTGCCTGTAATGCTTGTTTAACATCTTCTGTTAAATGCATATCAAGAACAGCATCATTTGCCATTCCCATTTGATTATTCATTGGTTGTTCCATAGGAGGTTGTTGTGCTCCCATTGGATTTCCCATCATTCCATTTGCCATATTTTTCTCCTATTTAAAATCTTCCATATCGTTTAAAAGCTTCTCCTGCACTACTTGGTGGTGAGGATGGTGTACCCGGTGGTGGTGTATTAGGGTAATTATTACTACTACCAGAACTAGTTGAACCTCCTGCATCTCCCGGATTACCAAATCCTGTTGGAGGAGTATTATCAGTATTATTACTACCAGAGTCACTAGTACCAAATCCTTGTTCATCATCTACAGGGCCATACGTCTGTTCATAAAATTGTTCGCCAGTTGGTGAAGAACTTGTGCCACCATCATTAATAGTAGAAGTGTCATCTGCACTAGTATCATTATCTTTTTTATCTTCAGTAAATTCTTTATCAACAGCTTTTACTTTTTCTTGTTTATATGTTTTTACTAAATCTCTTAAATAGTCAATACTTTTTCCAGATTTATTTAGTGTAGCCCAATTTATATTTTGACTTTCTAATGCTTTTCCTAATCTTTTTCTTAAAGCATCTGATAATTTTAATCCACTGCCTTCAAGATTAGCTAAATAATTTAATCCTGCAGTCATACTTCCAAATGATACTACTTGTCCATTATTTAAAACAAACTTACCGTCTTCTCTATAGTATCCACCTTTACCATCAGCATTAATATTTACATTACCATCTCTATCAATCATACCACCATTAATAGATTGTGCTTGAGTTATTTTCTTTTTAAAGTCTGGACTAAAATCATAAACAAAATCTTCATCAAGACGATTAAATCTATCACTTACAGCATATTTCATAAATTGACCATTTTCATTTGGTTTTAATGAATAAACACTATTACCTCGTAAAAATTTATCCCATAAACCTTTACCCTCTGGTTGCCATCCATTTTCTAAAATATTAAAATAATCATTATATGATTTTTCATTAAAATATTTTATTGCCATTCCTGCCCAACCAAGCCCTTCTCCTTGTTTTTCATTAAAAGGAACTTTTACATATTGGCCTTTACCATTGTCTTGTAACCATCCAAGAGATATACCAGATTGTAAAAGCATATGTTCATTTTGTTGTGCTCTTGTAGGTGCGTCTGTTGAATAAGGAAATAAACTATCTGGATTATAATTAACTCCTTTTGGAAGTTCTTTTCCTGTGCCCGGTTGAAAAGGTTGTTCATTACCTCCACCTTGATTATTATCTTGTCTAAAAGGATTTTGATAATTAGGGTCTGGTACACATTGTTTTAATGTTTTATCATATACATATCCTGCCGGACATGGGTCTGGTGTTGGGTCTGAAGGTGTAGTAGGTGTAGTAGGAGCAGTAGGAAATTTAGGGTCTGGTGTTGAAAATGCATTTGTATCTATAAAGTCTTGCGGTGTATTATTAAATGACCAAGTGCCTGCTGATGCATTATAACTTAACCCTATATTATTTCCTTTGTAATATGTTGTCATTTACTTTTTAAGTTGTTCCCTCAGTTTCAGTATTTCCTGCAGAGAAGCCACTCTCCCCTGCTTGCGGAATACTTCCTGTTCCGATGTTTCCACCACCAACGCCTGTAGGGTCATTTGGATTCGCTCCTGCAGGAGTTCCTCCATCATTGGCCATTGAGGACTGTTGATTATTGCTTTCAGTTTTTGTATTTCCATTTGCCATTCCCATTATTTTTGCAAAGATTGCCGCTTTTTCTGGGTCGTTTATTAATTTTTCTGGTTCTATATCAAGTGACTTTGCAATCTCAGATAATATAGAGTGCCATCTAACAAACGGAGCCAAATTTTGATTTGATGCTACTTGTAAGAAAGTCATTAGTCTTTGTGACCTTACTTCTTTTTGCATCAATGATGTTGTACCTCTTGCTTTAACATGCAAATCACCTTTTACTTCTGGAGACTCTTCATTAAATTGCATATTCCATGCAAATAAAGTTTCACCTAAAGGTCGTAAAAGCATATCATCAATATTTTTAATAACTGTTTTTATACTAAGAGCCGCCGCTCCCATTAACATAGACATACCTGCCGCAGTTCTAGTTGTAGATTGCACGCCAGTTGTACCATGTGAATAAGATGGAATACCAGTTGATTCATCTGCTAACTGTCTAAATTTATCAAACATCATTAAATTTTCTGTAGATGTGTTTGGAAATTTAACACCATGTATAGCTTGACCCGGCATACCACTTTGTCTTCTAAATATTTTACCCGGAAAGACTTTCATATCTTGACCCGGTACTAGCATTGTTTCATCAATATCAAATACTAAATTACCTGCTAGTGCTAAATTATCAATAGCCATTCTTGCATGGCCATTCATAATTGTTTGTGCGTCATCCATATTTTCTGGAATACCTACGCCAAAAAATTGATAAGGGTTAATTTCATATGGACAAACTAGATAAGGTAATCTTGTAGGTGTAAATGGATTTAATACTAATCTAATAATTTGACCATTACATACCCATGCATTAACTTGAACTTCATCCAAATCATCCATGTCATCATCTTCTAATTCTAAACCTGCTTCCATTGCAAGTTGAGTATCTAGTGTACCCCAAAATTCTAAAATCTCATATCTGTTTTTATCAAATTCATCAGTTGATTCTCTATCTTGTAAAGAAGATTCATAACCACGAGCTTCGTAGCTAGGCCCCATATCTAATGAATTACGAATAGCTTCTTTTCTAAAATAAGGTCTATTCATTAAATCTCTAACTTGAGAACGTGTATATACATGACGTTGTATTACATATTCTGCATCTTCAATAGTAACAGCATCTGGGTCTGGATAAAAATCCCAACATGATACTGAT